AGGGGATACGCCTTCTACTTCTCCAGCGCAAGGAAAGACCGGAGGAAGCAATTTTACAAGCGGCGGTAATTATGGCGCAGGCGGCGGCGGCGGTAGCGGTGGTACTGGTTCTAATGGCAGCAGTTCTTCAGGTGGTAACGGTGGAGCAGGCACTACAGTTAGTGCTGCTTTAGGCGGCGGGACTTATGCTGGTGGAGGTGGAGGTGGATCATACGCAGGAGGGGGCGGGGGTACTGGAGGGTCAAGCATTGGAGGCAATGGTTCTGGGACTACTTCAGGGTCAAATGCGCCGTCTGCTAATACTGGTTCTGGCGGTGGCGGTGGTGCTAGAAGCGGTCCCGGAACTGCATTTGCAGGAGGAAATGGTTCATCCGGTATCGTCATCATTAAAATAAATCAATAAGAGGGTCTATGACAACAAAGGTATTTAGGTTTTTGGGGATTGACACAGCAATGCACTTGCTTCGTCCAGGTGCAAAGTGGGAAATATCAAACAACGTCTTTACTCGGTGGGATGATCCACGGCCATGCCCAAGCATTGAAGAAGTGTATTGGGTTATTGACAAGATCAGAGAGTTTGAGGACAGCATCCCAACAATCTACACCGACGAGCAACTGAAAGAGATGGGCGTAGCCAAAGAGGAATTTGAACGTGCAATTGCATAATCTGTTTCCAACTCCTGTAGGCTTTGCTGAGTTAGGTCGCCCCTTGTCAGATGAGGAACTGTTCTTCATCCGTGAGCTTGAAACACGTCCTAATATGGGCAACACCACAAGCACGAACAACTTTGTCTTGCGTGACCCAGCTTTAACGTCCCTGCGCTCATTCATCGAGGATGCTGTTTCGGAATACTTCAAGTCCACAGTCAATCCTAAGCACAATGTAAGCCTGAGAGTGACGCAAAGCTGGTGCAACTATTCAGAGCAAGGTCAGTATCACCACAAACACGCTCATCCTAATAGTTACATCTCAGGTGTGTTCTACGTGCAGACCAACCCTGATGACAGGATCTACTTCTACAAAGATGGCTGGCAGCAGATCAAGTTCCCGCCGGAACAGTGGAATCCGTATAACTCGGAGAGCTGGTGGTATGAGGCCCATGTCGGCAAATTGATTCTCTTTCCTTCTTCGCTGACGCACATGGTTCCTGAAGTCAAAGGCGAGGACACAAGAATCTCACTATCGTTTAACACCTTTCCCGTGGGAGTTGTCGGGGAAGAAATGGATTTAACCGGACTCAAGCTGGAGGCTTAGATGGTTACTCAAGAACGCCTAAAAGAGTTGTTTGAGTATCGTGATGGGTTTCTGTATGCAAAGCAAGGCTATCAACCAAAATTTACGCCTATAAAGGGCGGCCATAGGTATATTAGGATGCGTGTCGATGGGAAAGTCTATCCGCTACATCGGCTTGTATTTTTGTACCACCACGGATATCTTCCCAAAATAACAGATCATGCAAACAATGACCGGTCTGACAATAGAATTGAAAATTTGCGAGACGTTACGCAAAGCCAAAATTGTTTAAACCGAAGGGTTCATGCCAACAATAAATCAGGAATAAAAAACGTTTATTTTGACAAAGGATGCAAAAAATGGAGCGTCCAAATAACGGTTGATAAAAAACGCAAATTGATAGGTTATTTTGAAGACATTGAATTCGCTGAATTGGTTGCAATTGAGGCAAGACACAAATTTCACGGAATATTTGCAAGAGGTTAATGATGGCTCATTTTTGTAAATTGGATGAAAACAACATCGTCACGCAGGTTGTTGTGGTAGACAACAAAGATACCGCTGATGCGTTTGGTGTGGAGAAAGAACACATCGGTGCTGCACATCTTGAAAAGATTCTTGGTGGTGTATGGAAGCAGACAAGCTACAACGGCAATATGCGTAAGAACTACGCAGGGATTGGCTACACCTACCAAGCAGATATTGATGCGTTTGTGCCGCCTAAGCCCTTTGCTAGTTGGTTGTTAAACGCTGCTGCGCAGTGGGAAGCTCCGGTGGCGATGCCTACAGACGGCAAGATGTATTCGTGGGATGAAGAAGCAGTCAATTGGGTTGTGATTAACAATTCTTTTTGATGTGAAAGTTTTGGCATGACACCGGAACAAAAGAGCGATATCGTTTCAGAGTTAACGAGAGCAACTCCTCCTGTCGCAATTACGACCGCGGTAACTGTTGGTGGATTGACACTAAATGAATGGGTGGCGCTTGCGACATTGCTCTATATTGTGCTTCAATCCGGCTGGCTGATCTGGAAATGGTATCGAGCCGCAAAAGGGGCAAATGATGGCAACTCTGATAACGGATCAGGAGTTCATTGAGTTGTGGGATCGCTTTAAAAGCCCACAAAAAATAGCCGATCACCTCAAATTCAACCTCAGAGCAATCTATGTCCGGCGTCGATCCATAGAAGCTCGACACGGAATCGTTCTACAAGCGGATCAAACCGCCATAAAAATAGAACATGATCGCATCCGGTCAATTATGGACATCAACGGCTATGTCGTGGTTTTTTCTGATGCTCACTTTCAGCCAGGTGATGTATCTCCAGCATTTGAAGCACTGCTCACAGTCATAAAAAAAGTCAAACCAAAGGCAGTTATTGCAAACGGCGATATCCTTGATGCTGGCAGCATATCGAAATTTGGGCCTACTGATTGGACCCCGCAAACCAGTTTGAAAGATGAGCTTGAGGCCGTGCAATTTTTTATGGACAACATTGCAAAAGCCTGCAAGGGTTTTGGGACAATTTTGCACCGTACCATCGGAAACCACGATCTTAGATTTGACCGTAAACTTGCGGGATCTGTCCCTGAATACAGAGGAATTGCGGGAACATCACTGAAAGACCATCTCCCTGAATGGATGACGAGTTGGTCCGTGATGGTCAATGATGTCTGCATGATTAAACACCGATTCCAACACTCAGGCATTCACTCAGGATACAACTCGGTTTTAAAGTCGGGAATTTCAACTTGCAATGGGCATACGCATTTGTTGGAAGTCAAAGGTTGGGGCGACTATCGAGGAAGGCGATATGGCATCTCGACAGGAATGCTTGCTGATCCAAATAATATTTCGTTTCGATATTTAGAGGACAACCCCGTCCCCTGGTGCTCTGGATTTGCGGTATTAAAGTTTGAGGATAATATTTTGTTGCCGCCTGAGCTTTGCGAGGTGATTGAGGGGCAGCCTTATTTCAGAGGTGAACGTGTTCCGACGTAATTTAGCTGCGCTGTCTTTGTCTGCTGCTGCGCTGATTGGCATAGCGGTTCACGAAGGGTACAGCGAAAAACCGATCATTCCTGTCAAAGGTGACCGGCTAACCATCGGGTTTGGTGACGCAACCAATGTGAAACCAACCGACAAAACCGATCCTGTGCGAGCGGTGATTCGTTTAGGAGAGCACGTTCACAATATAGAGAAAGAACTAAAGGCTTGCATTGATGTCGAGATGCATCAATACGAATGGGATGCTATTGTTTCTTGGGCCTACAACGTAGGTCCGAGCGCGGCCTGCAAATCGACTTTGGTCAAGAAACTTAAGGCTGGCGACTACGAGGGCGCTTGTGCAGAGTTGTTAAGATGGGATCAGTTCCAAGGCAAGACCCTGCCAGGCTTGACCAAAAGACGGCAGGCTGAGTACCAACAATGCACTGGTAAACGAACATGATCTTTAGGCAGGAACTCATTGCGATCATTGTCTGCTTGGTCCTAGCAGGAACTCATGTTTACGCTTATTTCTCCGGAAGAGACACAGGCAAGCGAAAGTTCGATGAGGCCATTGCAGAGCAATCTAAAAAGCTCGCGGAGGCAGAGGCTAAGAATCGAGAGATCGAACAGCAACTAAACCAAGACAGGCAGAAAATCGAGGTGCGCTATGTGGAGTCGAAACGTAAAACAGCGGCTGTTGCTACCAATAATCTTATTCAGCTTGACGAGCTGCGCCACGAACTTGCCGCCCGAAGTAAAACCGCCGCAGATTCCACCACCTCCTGTGGAGTTGATGGAGAAACAGAACGCGCTCTTTTCAGAGCGTGTTCAGAAACTCTTGTTGGAATGGCGCGAGAAGCTGACGAGGTAGTAAATAAACTTAGTGGCTTGCAGGCTTACGTTTCATTGTGCCAATCTCAACCCTAAGCATTTCCGCGGTTCTCTCTCCGTGAGTGCGTAAGATTCGTCGGTAGACGGCTAATTGTTTTTCTCTGCTTAAGCCGACCATCAATTTTGCCCAGCCTTGAATGACAAAAGGCAGCGCCCTTTGATACGCTGCCTCTATTTCTTTCAGATCAGATGTTTTGACAGCTAAAATGATGTCAGTCCACCCAGCCATGTTTTGCACTAAAAAACAACGTCCCTGGTCTTGGCTCGTGAAAAAACCTCCGGTTCTTCAAGTCTTTGAGTGTAAGAAACGCTGACGGGTTCTCAGCCTGAATAATTCTGATCGCCCGATCCAAATCTGGATTAGCAGCGTCCCCTGGTTTATGTGCCTTTTGCAACATAGCTTGATGTTTGCTGGTGTGCATCTTTGTCCTCAAAACGGAACATCATCATCAATAACAACTTTCACCTCATCTTTCTGCTGAAACTTAAGGCTTAAATATTTCCCGTCAGAACCCTCGTTAACCCATGACGAGACCCAGTATTGAACGCCCTTGATCGTGCAAGACCCTCGGTAATCTGGGTGAGAGTCTTTCTCCTTTTTCTTGTTTTTTGAAATTGATCCGGTCATATCCTTTGACATAGCGATTGCTCCATGATATCGACCTCAGACAGAAAAACCTCAAGGTCAACCTGTATTTTCTTGAGTTCCTCTGCCCTTGGTTCATAACGAATGATGAATAACTGTAAGTGGTCCGGCAGTCTTGGGTCGAAACTTACGAAGTCGCACCAAGTCCTTCCGGTGACTAGCATTTGTGTCAGCATCTGTGCTTTATATTTAGATGGAACCTCCTCGGAAATAAGATAGTCAACGTGAGTATTTGAGTTGGGGCATTTGATCTCAATCAAACCATCCCCTGCAAAGCCATCAGGAGACGCTCCAAGCCATTTTATCTCCGGGTGCGTATGAAACCCGGTCTGCTCCACGAAAACGCCCGTATGGGCCTCATAAGCCGCCCTAGCGACAGGTTCTTGTTCTGTACCCCACAACATCGCGGTATTCGTAAAAGATTCCACTTGTAAGCCCGTGAGACGCTCTGTAACGAGCTGGATAGCGTAGTTGCGTCTAGTAGCAGTACCTTGCTTTGCAATCGCGTCTGAAGCTCGTGAGGCCGTCAGATGGCCTAGTCTTTGTTTGAACCACTCTTCACTTTTTTGCACGTTTCACTCCTAAAATTCCTTGTTCGATCAATGTATGTAGGGTCTTGAGATGTGCTGCGTCCCAAAGTTCGCGGCGCTCTTCTTTTGTCAGTCTTATGCCTTGGTCTAATTCTGAATGGCATCGAAAGCATAAAGACGCAACTAAAGTATCAGAAACCTTGAGTCCCATGCCTTTGCCTTGATTTCTGTGGGCAGCGACAACGGTTCCGTCTTCTGCCCCACAATGTTGACAAGGGATGAGCCTGCAAGCCTCAAGGAGTTTTGTGTCTCTCTGCACGGTCAATTTTCCTCAGGTCTAATTCACAATCCTTCATCTCTTCTGTCCAAATCAGGTCCTTTTCCAGAGCATATTGAAGAAGTTTTTCCACAAAGTCGCTGAACTCTGAAACTGTCAGAGAAGCGGTGGAGGGTTCGATCTCCTTGATATGACCACCAGGCAACTCCACAACCCGTGTCTGGAGAAATCGTACTTTAGCCCATTCGTGCCAGATGTCCTGACTGTACTGCCCGTTCAAGAGTTGTTCTGAGCAAGCATTTAGAATTGACCAGTAAAACCGGTTTTGAGCGACGGTTCTGGGTGGTTTTGTGATTGCAACCATGTAACCCAAGGGGGTTTGTTTGATCGCCTCAATCACTTTCACGCGCTCATGCTCTGTTGTCAAAATCACTCTCATTGCGTTTGCACCATTTGTAGTTTGCTCTGAACGCTCGTCGAGCGGATTCTTGGAATTTGTCATGTTTTTCAGAAAACATTGCTTCAAGCAATTTTTGCTTGAATCGTTGTGCGTCAACATCTAACCACGCCAGGTAGACATCAACACTTTCAGAGAACAAAAACCTCATCGCCGTGATCGAATCATTTTGGGGTTTGGTCACAAACGGAGCACGACACGCATCGTCGATTGCCAGTTGAATCACCGCCCAAAGCAATTTCTTGCACCGGTCGTTTTGGATCTCGTTGAGAACACCTTCTTCAAATTTTGTCAGATTCATTGACTTCTGTCAGTTTCTTTTTTTTAGTTTCTTTTGCTTCGTCGATGCTTTTGATGGCATCAACATCATGTTTCAACTGCTTGTATGCGTCTGCAAAAACAATCTTCAGATCATCAATCGACTTGCTTTTCTTGATTTTGGCAACGTGCTCTTCAACAAGTTTCTGATGGCCTTCTTTGCTTTGGCCTTCGTCTGGAATATCCTCTCCAGCATAGATATAAAGTCCGATGCCATGCAAAGCGATGGCCTTGGCTAAACATCTCTGCATTGCGGTATTGACCGCAAACGCATCAGGATTTGAGATGGCCTTGTTTCGGTGGTCCATCACCGGCAACTGGGCGGTTCGTTCGATGCCGAATGCTTTCACTGTGCAAAACACCATGACCGTTTCGCCCCACATTTGATGTGGCTTGTACTCCCAGGTAGCGGTCGAATCATTGAGTAGGAGCTGCTCAACAGCCCATGCCCATGACAGATACGAGAGATTGTTCTTCTTCTCGATCTTAGCGCTGACGTTGATTTTGTTTAAGTCTGAGAATTTCATTTGTTCCCTCACTTCAGAAACAGGAAGAGAAGAACGCCGTAGCACATCCCTAACAGCATGTAAGCCGTCCATTCAAGCCTCGTCATCTTCAAGTTCGTATTGTTCATGTTCCAGCTCCTCCTGTTGACGCTCATTTCTTTCCCTTTCGAGGTTGTGGCGATACAACTCGCGCTCTAAGAACCAGTCATAGTTCATTTGTTTTCTCCGTGAGAAGGGTGCAGAAGTCTGAGCTGTAAGAGTAAGATTTTGAGAACGCTGTAGTCTCGATCTTAATGTTGTGTTCCCTGTCAAAGAACTCGACTAGGATTTTTGCTACCTGTTCTTCCGTAAGTGCGATTTTCATGTTTGCTCCTGATAGGGGCCGAAGCCCCTGGTTATTAGTAAGAAACCGTGAAGCCTTCGGCTTCGAGTTTTGCTGCAAAGTCTGGCGCAGCAGACTTGCGTACTTCACAGGAGAGGCCACCGCAGATGCGGTCTTTGGCGTTTGTGGTGTTAGCCACAAAGGTGAGTGTGGTTGCTGAAAAATCAGCGGGAAGAACTTGAAAGTCGCTCATGGAAGCCTCCGTAGAAGAGCGGGTTGATAAATTCGTTTGTTCCATGTAGAAATCTTAAAATGAACAAACAGCTTTGACGTAATACTTTGGTATCAATCCCATGAAAAAAGACGCCGCTCATACCAAAAAAAGACGCCGTTCGTCGGTTTCTCCGACACAGCGATCCTTGGCTCTCTTGAGAGAGCAGGGCTATCTGTGTGAAATCGTGGAGCACTGGAACCCCTGGGCCAAGATCAGGCAGGACTTGTTCGGCCTGGGCGATATTTTGGCAATCAGAGACGGTGAGACTCTACTGGTTCAGACTACCAGCAGAAGCAATATGTCAGCGCGGGTGAAAAAGATTTCAGAGAGCGAGGTGCTCCCCGTCATTCTTAGAGCTGGATGGAAGATCCAGGTTCACGGATGGGGGGAGCTGGTGACCGGCTGGGACTGTAAAACCTTCAAGTTTTAATCTTCGTCGTCTTCAGCTTCGAGTTGTGCATCCAGAAGACGCTTGTACAGATCTCCTAAATTGGAGTCGACACGCTGTTCAGCTACGAAATCAAAAATGAGGTCAAATTCTTCTTGAGACAGTTCAACGATTGCGTAGGTTTCCATAAAAAAAACTCCAGGTTGAGCGTCGGGATGACGCGAGATGATTGTGTCACAAACTTGTGAAAATTCTGTGATACAGTTCGGATGTCGGCTGGCAACCGGCGTTGCAGAGAGGAAAGGAAACTAACCCCAGATGTTTTAGGTTGGGGCGTTAAAGATGATGTGCGTTTCCCTTAGGGGGAATTCCTTTCTTCTCAACGCCTGAGTCTGCCTTCGCCAAGGGTAACGCTCCAACCTAAGGTTTCTGGGGTTTTTCTTTGGTTCCGACCG